CACCCGGATCAGGGTCCGCCCCTCGTGCCGGCAGGTCTGGCCGATCTTGGGCGCCTCGCCCATCTCGAAGAACAGGTCCACGGACTCGTGCGACAGGCAGTCTACGAATGCGTATTCAGGCATCAGGATCCTCCAGACGGGCGAGGGTCAACAGACCGGTCTCTTCGTCCAGCCCCTCGTCCCACGCCCCGCTTGCGCGGGCGTACTCGACAGCGCTCGCCGGGATCAGGAAGAACTCAGGCTCGTCTTTCCCCTCCGGGTCGTCCTCGTCAAAGACGACGGCCATGCCGGTCTCCCCATGGGGCATCACCAAGATGACATCCACACCTTCGAGCGGCTCAGGCATCAGGGCACCATCCCCCCGGCGTTCGCGCCGGTCATGTTGCCGGGCATCGGAGCTCGAGGAGGCCCTGAGGAGCCCTGTGAGGGCGCAGGAGCCGTCCCGACCACCTCAGGGGACTTGGGCCTCATCCCCTGCTGCGGCGGCTGCATGGCGCCTTGGAGCGCGAGCGCCTGCATCTGAGACAGCGTGTCCCAGTTGAACAGGTCCGCGCCACCCGGCACGTTCAGCATGTCGCTCTGCCGCTCCCAGAACTTCTTCCACTGCACGAACGGGTTCTGGACCATCACCGGCAGGGCGCCCACGATCCGGTCCATGAACTGGAGCTGCCTCGAGGCCGTCAGCCCACCGCCCGTCCGGTCCATCGAGAATGGCTCGATGGTGATCTCGTTGTCCTCGAACGAGCCGTCGAAGCCACCGCCTCGGAACCAGACCGGGCCGGTCACTGTGCCCGGCTCGACCCCGAGCGCCATGAGGATCTCCTCGTCCGCCACCTTGCCGAGCGGCGCCACGACCTGATCGTCCTCGAAGGCGTGCCACAGCGCGATCTCGAGCAGCTTCGCCACCCCGCGCTCCATCTTCTGCCGGCGCATCGTGTCCCGCATCTCGCTCGCGTTCGCAGCGATGGCGTCCGCCGTCGCCGTCTGACCCGTGCGCGTGTTCCCGCGCTCCGCGTCCGAGACGCCGATGTGCCGGTCGTACAGATCCCGCATCCGCTCTTCGTGCGTGATCGCCGCCGCCGTCAACCCGCCGAGCTCCACGTTCGGGATCACCTTGTTCTTGTCGAGCCCCGCGATCAGGATGACGTCGTCGTGCTCGCTCTCTTGGATCTTGTCCGCGATCTCGGGGTCCGAGTCATCGACAGCGATCACCCGCTTGTAGCGGATCGCCGAGTCCATGTTCGCGTCCGTCACCGCGTTCAGCCGCTCGCTGAACTTCTTCGTCGCCATCAGACTCGAGAGCGGGCGCGCCTCGTCCGGAACCTTCGTCAGCCCGAACAGGACATACGGCCCCGTCTTCGGCCCGTAGTACGGGCGCGGTTCCCGAGCCCACCTCGACTGGTCGCTGTCATCGACGTAGCAGTAGATCACGCCGCTGTAGTTCTCGCGCTCGAGCTTCGCCTCCTCCTCGGGGTCGAGCTTCGCGTGCGGCACCCACACCTCCCACAGCGGGATCTCGCAGGTCTCCATCGGCCTGTACCCGCGCTTCGTCGAGTCGCCGGTCCTCACCTCCGCCTCGCGGATCACCTCGACGTTCCATCCGAGCTCCGGGTCGTCCTCCGCCTCCTCGAGGATCGCGTCCTTGTCGCGCATGATCCGGTGTGCTTGGAAGGCCGCGTCCTTCTGGCTCGCCCCCGTCCGGTCGATGGCGTAGTCCTTCCAACTGATCCGGCGCGGCACGCCCCACATCGGGACGTCCTTGTCGTCCTTCCATTCCTCCATCTGGCCGGTCTTCGTGTTGTAGAACTCCACGCCCTGCGGCACGACCATGCCCTTGTTCTCCTCGAGCGTGACGGTCGCCACGCCGAAGTTGATCTCCATGTCGGTGTAGAGCTCCTCGACCAGCTCGCTGATCCCGTGGTCCGCACACCAGCGGTTGCCGTAGTGCTGCAGCGGCAGAGCCACCGGGTTCACCAAGTCCGAGCGCCTCGAGCCCACCTGCACCTTCGGGTTCGCATAGACGACCTCCCCGATCTTCGACGCGATGAGCTGGTAGGCGTGGTTCTCGCCGGCGGAGTCGTCAGCGCCGCCCGCGCCCCGGTAGTAGGGCCCGTGGAACTCGCGCACGAGCTGGTCGGCCACGCCCTCCGACTGCTTGACGTAGTCGTGCCCGTCCTGCACGGCTCGAGCGAGCGTGTCCACGCCCATCCAGAAGTGCGTGGCGACTGTGCTGGTTGCTTCCTTCTTCTCCATCATCGCCTCCTACGGCGCTTGACGTTCTTGTGGCCCATGATGTCGGCCATCGTTCCCGGTTCGATCCGCGCCGGCGCTTCCGGCGGGGTCAGGTCTTTGTTGAAGAACCACATCGAGGCGTAGCGCCATGCATCGCAGCCGTGGTCAGCGCACGCCGGGTCGGGCTTCTCCTTGATCGGCTTGTTGTCCTCGCTCTTCGGCCAGATGTACGACTGCACCTCCTGCTCCGTGGAGGTCGGTCGCATCTCGCCCTCGAGGACCGTGTCAATCCCGTACACATGCGCGCCTCGGCAGAGGAACATGCGCGGATGCTTGAAGCGCTCGACCTCCTCCTCGTCGAAGTCGCCCTCAGGCGCATCGGGTCGCAGCGCCCACGCCACCTGCTTCACGCCGGCCTTGATCGAGTTGCTCGCCTTCACAGCGATCTTCCCCATCTCCTCCGGCATGCGCGCATCCGAACTCGGGTGCCGCAGGTGGTAGTTGTACAGCTCGATCTGCGCCGGGTCTTCCGGGTCGCAGAGGATCTGCCGCAGGTTGAACTTGGCGTGCAGCTCGCGCACCACGTTCGCCCACCACTCGTCCTTCTTGCCGGTGCGGTACACCTCGATGATGCGGAACGCCCGGCGCTCGGAGTCCACGCCCCAGACCTGCAGGCAGCCCGGCGCCACGAACCCGAAGTCCTGACTCGCGAAGAACCACTCGAGGCGAACGTGCGGGTCCAGGCCCACGCGCAGCGCTTGGTTTGGCTCGACGCGCAGATACCAGCCCGTGCCGCCCTTGTGGAGCTCGCACTCGAGCAGGTGCAGCGCCGGGTCGTACTCCTCCCACACGCGGCCCGACTCGCTGCACCACTCGCCGTCCAGCAGGCGCTTCCTGATCGCGCCGTGCATGTGGCCGAGCTTCGTCTCGAGGTAGTCCTTACCCTCGGGCGTCCACTTCTGCTTCTCGCTGTCCCAGAGGCAGGGGTTGTCCTTGTGGCGCGAGAGCAGCCGCTTCATCGGCCCACCCTCGACCGCGCGCTTGTTCGGCCACGCGAACTCGCTGCCGGGGTTCGTGGAGAGCAGCGCGACCTGCCACGGCATCTGCCAGTTGCGGTTCACGCGCAGGAGCTTCTCCCAAGCGTCGAGGCTGATCTCGATGCCCTCCTCCACCCAGACCATGTCGTACTCCGTGGAGAAGGTGCGCTCCGGCTTGTCGAGGCCACCGAGGATGATGGTCGAGCTGCCACGGTACGCCACACCGTCCACGACGTTGAGCCCCGGCGGGTAGGTGTAGCTCGCGATGTTCTCGCGCTGCGCGTCGGACGGGATCGGCTGGTAGCGACCAGGGGTCCAGACCTTGTCCTCGAGCGTTACCTGCACGGACTGCCGGATGCTGGCGAGTGTCTGCCGGCAGATCAGCACGCGGATGCCGGGGAAGACGGTGCAGCAGCCGTGGATGAACTCGCACGCTGCCCGGCTCTTGCCCGTGCCGGCAGGGCCCTCGATCATGATCTCGGGCGAGCGCTTGGCGAGCTCGATACCCCAGCGCACGGTCTCGAGGTCCGACTGCTGCATGCCGGCGCCGATGAGCACAAGCGGCTCGAGGAGCTGCGCTGCAGCACCCCGAGCGACGAAGACGTTCTCCTGTGTCTCTTCCGGCCTCGCGATCATGGGATATGGATCGGCTCCACCGTGACCTCCCACACTTGGTGGATGGGCCCGCCGTTGGCTGCCGTCCGCTGCAGGATGGCCTCGATGCGGTAACGATGCCCGCCGACCAACAGAGCGGGGTCATTGATGCGGTGCTCGAAGTTGAAGCCGCTGGTGTCTGCCGCCCAACGGGCATCGCTGGTCGTGAAGACTTCCGCGAGCGTGTCGTTCACGACCGGCG